GCATACAACCACAGGTTGAGCGCCCCCTTCGGGGGCGCTACATATAGTGTCAAGCATAATCCTAGACACTATGTCCAAAATGGGTCTGGGCTTCGCCCAATACAACCACAGGTTGCATTGCACAACCACAGGTTGTGGCGCCATACAACCTCAGGTTGCATTGCCTTAATTTTGCCACAATTCGCGCGCTTCGCGCGCTTCATTTTCTGTTGGGTCGACCGACCTGCGCTAGCGCGCAGGTCGGTCTTTCTTTTTCCATATCAATAGAGGTACCACCGCAAGTTGCAATTTTTTTGGATCACGGAACATCGATCCCCTTAATATAAAAAGGAGTCTCACAATCTCAGGTTGTATTGCTTGATTTAGAAAGACAATGGTGCTAAAAAACTTCTTTACCACCTTATAGGGGTGCAAAAAAATTTTAAAAATTTTTTATGATTTTTGACGCTTACGAAATAGATAACAGAATAAAACCTAATACATACATAGTTCATACTGAAGGTGGTCATCATATGTTTCACCATAGGTGTTCTAAGGATAAGTATTTAAACCCTTTGTATAGAGAAAAAATTTGGCCATATGTAGAATATAAAAATAAAATTATATGGCCGGGCCTTACCCAAAAAGATCCGTATCCTCGTTTACATCTTTCATCGAGGATTAAGAAAAGAAGTGAAACAGGAAACATTAAAAATATTTTTATTTACATGCATCAATTAATTGGCGCTCTTCATAAAAAGAAAAGTCCTGAAGATGTGGTTAATCATATTAATGGGAATCCGGTAGATTACAGACTTAAAAATTTAGAATATGTGTCTCTTGCTAAAAATGCAGAAGGTGTTGAAAGAAAAAGGATAAACTATAACGAAATTTATGATACTTATTTAGCAAGAGGTTTTAAAAACGTATATGAATTTAGATAATATAGACATAAGTAAATTACCGGCTGACGTTAGAAAACAACTTTTACAGTTACAAGTAATGGTAGCTGAAAAGAAAATTAAGAACCGTGCTAAAGATGACTTCATGTCCTTTGTCAAAGCTGTGTGGCCCGAGTTTATAGAAGGTCCTCACCATAGAGTTATAGCTAAAAAGTTTAATGACCTTGCAACTGGGAAAATTACACGACTAATTGTTAACATGCCACCAAGACATACGAAGTCTGAGTTTGCAAGTTACTTGCTACCAGCATGGATGGTGGGCCGTGAGCCGAGATTAAAGATTATTCAAGCAACCCACACGGGAGAATTAGCAGTAAGGTTTGGTCGTAAAGCAAAAACACTCATTGACAGTCCAGATTATGCAAAAATTTTCGACACAAGACTTCGAGAAGACTCTCAAGCTGCAGGAAGATGGGAAACGGCACAAGGTGGAGAGTATTTCGCAGCTGGTGTAGGTGGAGCTATTACCGGTCGAGGTGCTGATCTTCTAATTATTGACGATCCACACTCGGAACAAGACGCAATGTCAGCCAGCGCCTTTGAAAATGCGTATGAATGGTACACATCTGGTCCAAGACAACGTCTTCAACCAGGCGCTAAAATTGTTTTAGTTATGACGCGTTGGTCAAAAAAGGATTTAACAGGAATTTTACTCAATAATCAAAAAGATGTTAAGGGTGATCAGTGGGAAGTGGTTGAATTCCCAGCAATCATGGACCACGGAACTAAAAAAGAACCGGTTTGGCCACAATATTGGAAATTAGATGAGTTAGAGAAGGTGAAAGCAACACTTCCAGTTGGAAAATGGAACGCACAATGGATGCAAAAGCCAACTTCTGAAGAAGGAGCCATTATAAAACGTGAATGGTGGCGAAAATGGGACAAAGATTGGTTGCCAGACTGTTATTACGTTATTCAAGCGCTGGATACGGCTTTTTTAAAGAAAGAAACGGCCGATTACTCGGCAATTACCACTTGGGGAGTGTTTTATCCAAATGAAGACTCAAAACCAAATTTAATTTTGCTCGATGCCATCAAAGAGCGTTATGAATTTCCAGAATTAAGAAGAGTTGCACTTGATCAATATAAATATTGGAATCCTGACATGGTTGTAGTTGAACAGAAGGCTTCAGGGACTCCGTTAACTCACGAACTTCGTCAAATGGATATTCCAGTAATGACCTTTACTCCTAGTCGAGGAAATGATAAACATGTTAGAGTAAATTCATGCGCACCGTTATTTGAGGCAGGAATAATATGGGCTCCAGATAGAAAGTTCGCAGAAGAAGTCGTTGAGGAATGTGCTTCATTTCCTTACGGCGATCATGACGATTTAGTCGACTCTATGACTATGGCGGTCATGCGATTCAGGCAGGGAGGATTCCTAACCCATCCAGAAGATTATGAAGATGAAAAAAAAGAACCTAGGAAGATGGAGTATTATTAATAATGTCTTGGCTAATAAATTTTATAAAAGGAGGCGGCACTTTAAAAGGTGCTATTAGAGAATTTTTTACTATGAATGGTCGTATGCCTCGTACATCAGAAATGAATAAGATGTTACAGGCGTTTGGAGACAAAGGAGACTTTAGAGGTTGGACTCCAAAAGTTATTGAAGGTGGTAAAAGCCCAAAAAAATGGACTGATAAAAGTGGTCAGCAGTGGATTCAGGAAGATGACGGCCCTGCTTATCAGATTACTGAAGGTATTGGAATTTTTGATACACCCTATAAAAGAATGAAATTTGATGCAAATATAAAACGAGGTCTTGAAGCTAAAGAGAAGACAGGTGTTTATGAAAAAGCATCTATACTTAAGGACAAAGCTAAAACAGGTCTTCCAGAATTTGATGAAATATTAGAACAAGAATTTTCTAAGGCATTTAAAAAGAAAAAGACACCTGTAACTGAGCAAGAGCTTAAAGTAAAAATGGAAATAGAAAACAAGGAAGCTGCTGATAGAATAAGAAAGAAACAAGCGGAAGAAGACAAACTTTCTATATTCACAGATGAGAGACCTCCCAAGGATCCAGAATTTGCATCAGGCGGCATCGCGCGTTTGGGATTTAAAGACGGAAAAGGTGTAGATCTTAACCGTAGACTGTTTTTACAAGGTATGGGAGCTCTTGCATCTGTACCTATTGTAGGTAAGTTTTTTAAATGGGCAAAACCTTTAGCTAAAACAAAAGATATTAGAGTTAGAATGAAATCTGATATGGATTACTCTTGGGAAGGACCTGAATCAGGTTGGGAAGGTGGAAGTTGGTTAAATCTTGACTTTGTACCTTTAACTAAAAACGGAAAAAAAATTTTAAATGATCTCACTAAGGACAATAAAATTATTAAAGATAAATCTGGTGCTTATTATGCTAATAATTCCGAAGATGGCCTAATAGCTGTTGAGAATATAAAGAATAAAAAAGGTGGCATGGAATTAGAGACATCAGTACATGATAAAGTAAAAGGTTCTGTTAAAGGGGAATACGACACTACAAAAGTCTATAGTGGTAAAGATATAGATTCTAAAAAGATACTTCGGGAATCATCTGATTTAGCAACGGACTCTCCGTATCATGACAATGTTTTTCAAGACGAATTTACAGAAGAAATTATAAATACTATAAAAAAAGAAAAAATGGCCTCAGGCGGAAGAGCTGGTTTTGATAAGGGTGGAATACTGAGTCCTCAAATGGCTGATTTTATAAATAATTATTCTGATCAAATGACGTTTGAACAATACTTACAAATGATGTCTAATAAAATGGCCTCAGGCGGCAGAGCTAGTTTTTATTTTGGTGGTGATGTTAAACCAGACATGTCTGACATTGGACATGGTTCAGATTCTTTGATGGCTAGAACAAGATTAGTTTCACCAAATAGTATGGCAACAACTTCAACTGGATTAAATTATTTATTAGCAGAGGATAATGACAATACTAGAATTCCTTATGCCAAAGGTGGCATAGCTAAAATTTTAGGGGAATAATGGATATTAAAGAATACGCACAAATGATGAAGTATCTTACTCGTCCGAAAGAAACAGCGTTGGACGTAGATGACGAAGACTATGGAGAAGGACCTCTTAACACTTTACCTAAAACTTGGTTGAAGACTATGCCAGAACTTGAAGGTGCCCCGGATCCTGATACAAGCATTAAAGAACTAGCGACTGGCGGAGTGGCAACACCTAAACGTGGCTTGGTTGATGGACCAGGGAGTTATAGTCAAGAAAAACCTTTTTTAATGAAAGACCCTGAACTTGCTGCCAAAATGAGAGAAACCAAAAGAGCAAAGTTTAGAGCGACACCAGTTGGTGAAAGATTACAATGGATTGCTGACAACGGTAAAAATTATGATAACCCAGAAAAATTTAGAAAAGCATATGAAAAATATTTTAAACATACGTTGGGCAGTAAAGAGGATGCTCTATTCCACAAAGAAGGAAAAATAGCTCTTGGATCAATTGATGGTTTAAAGAACACGGGTAAGATAGGATCAGAGGGTGGAGATCTATTTATATTTAAAAAAGGTTTTTCAGAAGACGAAATATTTAAAGCTTCTATAATACAAAATAACCCTAAAGTTCAAAAACAATTTAAAAATTTATTTAAAAACATTTCTAATAATGTAAGTGAATATCAAGAGTTAGGTCCAGAAGGTATTGTCAAAAAATTAAAAAAAGATGGTGGTAATTTACTAAATGATTTTGATTTTCTTAAAGCTTATGACACTAGCCCTGAAAGCAAACGAAAAATTGGTGGAGTTCATAATGGAGTTACAAGAAGGAGTCTATTAGATTTAGGTATTCCAAATGAACATATAGTAGCCTTTCAAAGTGTTAGGGCACCTGTTCTATCATTAAAAAATATCTTAACTAATTTAAAAAAAAATCCAGAAGGTTTTGGACAAAGCTATGGAATTTCTTCTACCACTGCTAAAAAATTAACAGGTCAACTTGATAATTTTATGAAGGGTTATGGAGAAGTTAGTGATATTGTAAAACAGATTGATAAAGAGTTAGGAGATAAAGCATTTAATAAAATATTTGGTGGTGTTAATTTTGAACATACATTAGCGAAACAATTTGGAAGAGACTATAAATATTTACCTAGAAATTATTTATTAAAAGGTCAATTTACAACTAAGAATTTTAATATGATGAAAAGAGAGGCTTTTGATCTTCCCTTAATTAGGTTAATGAAACAATACGAAGCGGGAAAAATTAGTGGTGATAAAGTACAAAATTTTATTGATGACTTTAATAAAAAGACAAATAACTATGCCGACTTTAGTTTTGACTCTAAAAAAGGAAAACTTGCCTATACAGATAACAAAGTAAAATATGATTTAAGTAGATATAGTAATCCAGGAATTGCTAAACAAGAGTTAGCTGATAATATAAAATTAACAATGTCTGACGACTTTCAAAAAGGATTTAAAGGTAGTCCTGAAACTAATAAACAGTTAAAATTATTTAAATCTGGAGAAGCAAAAACAATTAATCAATTATTAGGAAAGTTCGAAGCACGTGGTTGTGGTAAAGCAGCAGGTGGTAGAATTCTGTTTTCAGAAGGATCACCAGGTGGAACACTGACTAAATGTGCTCAAAAAGGCGTTCAAGGATTTATTAATGATTTAAAAAAAGGAAATTATTCTAAAGCAACAAAAGATATTTTAAAAGGCGGTGGTCAATTTTTAAAAGGTGCATTAAACCCAATGGACATGTTAAAGCTTAGAAATTTAGTTGGTCCAGCAGCTTTAGGTTTTATGGCGGCGTTTGAAGGTGGTGCAATTACAAATGATGTTATTAACAAAGGTACACCGTTAAATGAAGCTCTAGCTGACAATTGGTTAACAAGATCTTTTCTACCGTACACACAAGATTATGCTAAGGCTAAAAATTTATTAGAAACAGGTAAGGTACCATCTAATATGAAAAAATATGTTAAAGATGTAATGGCATTTAATGATGCCTTAAAAGATGTACGAGCAATAGAAAGCAATGTTGGATCTAGAATAGCAGACTTAGGTGGTTACGGAATGATTGATGGCACTTCTGTTTACACACAAGAACAAGAAGACAAAGACAAAGCAAATGTAACGAAAAAATTAAATACAATAACAGAAGATGTCGTAACTCCAGGGAGCGGTAAAGCTTTAGAAATGAAATCATTACAAGAGGAGAGTGAAGCAACACGACTGGCTAAAAAAGGATGGAGTCCATTTTTTGGTTTTGATAAATTAGAAGATGTTAGAACTCAAGCATCTACCCCTGGTATTGATGATTATATGTATGTTCCAGAAAAAGAAGTCCCAAAAGATCTTAGACCTATAACTTATCAAGACTATGAAAGAACAGAACTACCAGATGCTGCAAGACAGTATTATGAAAAAAAATATGATATAAGCCCTGGAAGTAGTTTAAGTGATTATTCTTTTTCTGGATCTAATACAAACGCATTAGAAGAATTAACAAATAGATACAATATTAGTCAAGCATCCAATTATCCTGGTTATTACGGAGCAAATGATAAATTTATGGAAGGAGGTATAGCGAGTTTAAATGTTAAAAAAAAATAAACCAACAAACAAAAAGACAAACATGGCACAGAAAATGAGGGCTAATCCTGGTTTTAAATGGTGGGCAGTACCACCTAAAAAGGGACCTTTATCACAAGGGTTGAAATTGCCACCAAAACAAGTTAAGAAAGTATAGGAGAAAATTATGGCAGATATAGATAAGTCTCTCCCAAATACTAAGAACCCAGAGGAAGTTGCAGAAGGGGTTAGTATTGAGGAGATTCAAGAAACACCTAAAGGACCAGTAGAAGTTACAGAAGACGAATCAGGAGCATTAATTGATTTTGATCCAACGGCACTTAAAATGCCTGAAGGTGGAGATCATTTTGCTAACCTTGCAGATTTTCTTCCAGAAGATGAGACTGGAGTTATCGGCAATCAATTACAAAACGATTATCAAGAGTATAAAGTTTCAAGAGCAGAATGGGAAAGAGCTTATATTGTAGGTTTAGATCTTTTAGGATTTAAATATACAAACAGAACAGAACCGTTCCAAGGAGCAAGTGGTGCAACACACCCGGTTCTTGCAGAAGCTGTTACTCAATTTCAAGCGTTGGCTTATAAAGAATTATTACCGGCCGACGGACCTGTCAGAACAATGGTGATGGGTAAATCAGATCCTCAAAAAGAAATGCAAGCTCAAAGAGTTAAAAACTTTATGAACTATCAGATCATGGATCAGATGAAAGAATATGAAGCTGATTTTGATCAGATGTTATTTTATTTACCTCTAGCAGGTTCTACATTTAAAAAAGTTTATTATGATGAATTACTGGGACGAGCTGTTTCTAAGTTTGTTCCCGCAGATGACCTTGTTGTTCCGTATACGGCTACCTCATTAGACGATGCAGAAGCGGTCATCCATGTTATCAAGATGTCAGAGAATGATTTAAGGAAACAACAAGTTTCTGGTTTCTATTCTGACATCGAGCTAACTAAACCAACTGGAACTGTTACTAACAAGTTGGAAGAAAAAGAGAGAGAAGTAGAAGGAATTAACAAATCCCAAAGAGTAGAAGCCTTATACACACTTCTAGAATGCCACGTTAATCTAGATTTAGAAGGTTTCGAAGATGTTGGTGCCGACGGAGAACCAACTGGAATAAAATTACCTTACGTCGTTACAGTCGAAGAAGGTAGTAGGAAAGTTTTGTCTATCAGACGAAACTTTGCGCCCAATGATCCAAAGAAAAATAAAATCCAATATTTTGTCCACTTCAAATTTCTGCCAGGACTAGGATTTTATGGCTTAGGACTCATTCACATGATTGGCGGATTGAGCAGAACTGCAACTTCTGCTCTCCGTCAGTTATTAGATGCTGGAACTTTATCTAATTTACCAGCCGGATTTAAACAAAGAGGTGTCAGAGTAAAAGATGATGCCCAAAATATACAACCAGGTGAATTTAAAGATGTTGACACTCCTGGTGGTAATCTAAAAGATGCTTTCGTATTCTTA